GTAAATTACGCTAAAGGATTAGCAATGAATGTGGCTAATAATACAACATTTACACAAAATGGTACGGATGCGGATTTATTAGCTAGTGTAGAATCATTATTTATGAATAAAACATTTATTCAAGATGAAACTGTTGCTTTTGTAAACGCAAAATATCCTAATTTATATTATGATAAAATTAAGTGTAGACGTGATATTGGTTATATTGTAGATGCAGTATTGGTTGATTTATTATATGGTGGAAATCAAAGAGCAGCAACTGCGGGTAAGTTCTATTACAAATATCCATCATTAGCAACTGATGTTCAATTAGTAGAAACAACCACAGCAATTGATTATGCTAGAAGATTAAGTGAAGAAGTAATTAAAGGTAATTTAATTCCAACACCACAACCAATATCTAATACAGTAAATAATATTAAGGTAACAAATGTACCACAAATAAGTGGTATAGCTGCAACTGAAAACGAAGTAACAGCTATTGCATCTTTTATTGGTATTGTTATTGATATTGTATCAAATGGTATTGGTTCATTACCAACAATTACTCCTTATACAACTGCATCAACTGATACTAATGTAATAAACGCTTATAATAACTTAAAAGCAAATATTCCATTTATCGCAGCTGAGACAGTAGCATATATTAGTTCATCTTGGGTGACTGGTTCTAATTCGGATGTAGCATTTACTTACAATGATTTAAGTTGTAGTAGAGATGTTGCATTAATTGTTAGTGGAGCAGCTGAAGATTTATTATTTAATTCAATATCAGCATCTGTTATTAATGGTAAATATTATTACTTATATCCATCACAAGCTACAACATCACAATTGGATGAAACATTAGATGGTATTTCTTACGCATCTCAATTAGCTCAAAAAATTGTATTGAATACATTGTTTGTAACAGCATCAGCAACCGCTTCGGCAGTTTATAAAACATTAAAAGATAATAAACCATTTATTCAATCTGAAACAATAGCATTTGTATCTTCTTCTTGGAGTTCATTAAATTATAATGAAGCTAAATGTAAAAGAGATGTGGGATTAATAATAGATGCCGTTGCAACTGATATTCTTTACGGAGGAAATCAAAGAAGTGCAACTGCTGGACAATATTATTTCAAATATCCATCACAAGCAACTGGTTCACAAATTGATTCTACATTAAACGCAATTGATTTTGCAGGTGGTACTGCTAAGAATGTAATTATAAACAAAACATTCGTAACTGCCTCTCAATCAGTATCCGCATCAGTTGAATTATTAAGAAACAATAGAGGATTTATCCAAAACGAAACAATGGCGTGGTTAGATTCAGCTTGGAGTTTCTTTAATTACAATAAAGAAAAATGTAAAAGAGATGTTGGTTATATCATTGATGGTGTAGTAACGGATTTATTATATGGTGGTAATGAAAGAACTGTAATGAGTGGTGAGTTTTATTTCAAATATCCTTCTAAAGCAACTTTATTAGGAAATGGACAATCTGCCGGTCAATTAGGACAAACTATTGATGGTATTCTTTATGCAAGTAGAATTGCACAAAAAGTAGCAAAAAATATAGAATTTCAAACCGCATCATTAGCTACATCGGCATCATTTGATTTAATAAGAAGTAATAAACAATTTATTGCAGCTGAAACTATTGCGTATGTAAGTTCATCTTGGAGTAGTGTTAAATACAACGAAGCAAGTTGTTCTCGTGATGTTAATTATTTATTAGATGCGGCGGCAACTGACCTTTTATATGGTGGACAAGAAAGAAGTGTAACCGCTGGTTCATACTATTTCTTATTCCCATCTAAAGCAGTATTACCTGGTGTTCCATCTGAGGCAACTCAATTAGACCCAACAATTACTGGTGTTAAATATGCTGGAAGATTGGCTAAAAAAGTAATAACTAATCCAACATTCCAATCACCATCTGCATCTTTTGTAGTTGGTAAAGATTTATTGACAAATAATAAATTGTTCATTCAAAAAGAAACAATTGCATTCTTAAGTTCGTCTTGGAGTACTTTAGTTTATAATGAATCAAGTTGTTCTCGTGATGTAGGATTTATTATAGATGCCGTTAAAACTGACCTTATCTATGGTGGTAATGAAAGAAGTATTGAGGCTGGTTCTTACTATTATAGAATCCCTTCAGTAGCAATTCAACCTTCATATACCGATAATGGTACAATTGGACAAAAATTACAAACCGTTGATGGTATTAACTTTGCAAGAGGTATATCTGAAAAAGTTGTATTACAAACTCAATTAATATATCCAAATAAAAAGACTAGAGAGGCTGCAGCTAGATTATTAGGTTCTAAGAGCGAATTAAAAAGAGCTGCAATTGGATATACGAATGGAGCATTTCCTTATTTAGTTTACAACGAAGCTAGTTGTTCAAGAGATACAGGATTAATTGTAGATGCATTAGTAACTGATTTGGTATATGGTGGTAATGAAAGAGGTATAAAAGTAGCTGAATCATATTGGAAAGGACAATATGGAAGTGCGGCTGTTGTAGTTAATGAACAAAAATTAGAGACTTTAGAGACTAACAGATATTTAAGAACGAGAGCAGAGTTTATAGCGGCGGGTGCACCTTTAGAATCATTTGGTTCATTGATTGTGGCAACTGGTATTGACTACTCTTATAATGGTGCTGGTGTGACGTTTAAAGCATTACCTCCAAATCAGGGTGGTAGTGGTGTTGCAGACCCTCAATATGAAATTACTCAGTTGGGTGGTGGTAGAATTTACTTCACATCTGGTAACCAAAATGGTGACTTTAGAATTGGTACTGGTTTAAGTATTAATCAGGCAACCGGTACTCTTGTGGGTAGAACATTTAGTAAATCTCTATTCTCATTAGTAACTCCGTTCTCATTGGCACTTCAAATATAAAACGAAAAGAAAAATAAAAAATGGCAAATGTATTCGTACCGTTAAACAGGTTCCAGTCAGTAGTATATAATCTGACTGGCGAGCAAGATGAAATTTATGTAACTCCAACCGGTGTATCTTCTATTGTGTTATCATGTCAGGTAACAAACAATAGTTTTAATACACAACCTGTTACAATTTTGGTAACATCAAATAGAGAATTACCAGTACCTAATTTTGAAGGTATATATTCAACAGGTAGTTTTACAAGTGCATCTGCCTTATTATCTTTGAATAGACAATTTATAAGAAAAGAAGCTGCAGCATATGCAAGTTATTTAAATAACCTTTCTGAAACTCCATTTGTTTTTACATCTTCTCGTTTTGAAGCGTATGCATTAACATTAACCGATGCTATTGCATATGATATAAAAAATAATACAACAATTAGAACAAATAAAGAAGCAAAAGCATTTTTTACAAAAAATGGTGTTAATATAATTCAAACTGTATATCCAGAAGAATATTCAGCATCAATTTTTACAATTGAATATATAAACACATTAGCACAACAGGTTATACAAAATCAATCCGTAACAGGTTCAACCAGTGTTGATAGATTATATCAAACTGCAATAACTCAATCATTTAATTCTAATTATGTAACTACGGGCTCATTATTAAGTGGGTCATCCTTCTTAATATCAGAATTAGTAAATGTTGTAAAAACAACTGTAGAAAATCCCAATTTTATAGCACAAAACCCTGTACAATTAGTAACAAATGTAACAATACCACCTGCAGATTCACTTTCACCGGTGGTTGCGGGTAAATTAGTACTTGAAGATGGTTATGGATTTATTGTTTCGGGTTCTCCAGACTTAAGTATAATTCTTTCTTTATTAGAAAGTGCAAATGAATAACGATAATATCATTGAGTGATATTTATAGTTAATTCTTTATATTTATAACAAAGCTGGAAAATACGAATGGCAATTAGTAATCTTTTAACAGGTAGGGTAAGGGTAGTATCCCCAAAAAATGTAACGGCAGACCGATATCAGTTCCTTGATGTATCTCAAGCAGAACCTAATTTGGGTGTTCCAAATTTTTCGGCATCATTATATGATAACCCAGCTATTGTAGTTTCGGATTCTGATGGAAATAGAGGATTTGTAAGAAGTTTAAATTTAGATAATGTAAAAGGTAATTTTACAGGTTCATTTAGTGGAAGTGCTCAATTAAGTGGTAGTTTTACTGGTTCATTTACGGGTTCTTTTTCAGGTTCATTTTTTGGAGACGGTAGTGGATTATCTAACTTACCGGCATCTACATTTATAGCAAGTGGTTCATCTACTGCATCTTTTAAAGAAGGAAATTTAGATGTAAACACTAATACCTATATTCATGGAAATTTAGTTGTTGATAAATCAATATATGCTGACCAGCTTATTGTTAATGTTGTATCATCTTCTATTATTTATTCTTCTGGTTCAAATATATTTGGAAATAAAGATTCCGATATACAACAATTTACTGGTTCGGTAAGAGTACAAAGTGAATTAATTGGTAATCATATAACGGGTTCATCATTTACTGGTTCGTTTACTGGTTCTTTTTATGGTGATGGTTCTAATTTATTTAATTTACCTTCTGCAACAAGATTAGCAAGTGGTAGTGTAACTGCATCCGTATCTCCTCAATTTGGATTTCAAGTTATTTCACCAGATAGTGGTTCACAAATAACTGGTAGTATAAAGATAAGTGGTTCGGTAACATTTTCAGAATATATTTTTGGTGATGGTAGATATTTGACAAATGTACCATCAACAGTAGCACCTAGAATTGCTAGTGGTAGTGTAACTGCATCAGTTAGTCCTGATTTTGGATTAGTTGTGTTATCACCGGATAGTGGTTCTCAATTTACTGGTAGTGTTTCAATTACCGGTAGTTTAAGAGTTGATACTAATAGTGGTTCTTTAATATTGGAATCTTCATCGGTTTATTATGGTGAAGGTACTTACTTAAGAAACATTCCTAAATCTGCTTTAACTCCGGACGCTTTAATATCAACGGAAATAAAATCTGGTTCAGTAACAGCATCTGTTACACCTGATAATGGGTTTGTAGTAACATCGGTAGCAAGTGGTTCTACTTTTAGTGGTAGTATATTTTTAAGTAGTGGTTCATTTTACTCTGGAAGTGGTAGAGGGTTATTTGATATTCCTTTATCAGCATTAACTGAAACATCTCCATTAATTGCTAGTGGTAGTGTAACAGCATCTACATCTCCAAATTATGGATTTAGAGTACAAACTTCTGCAACTGGTTCTCAAATTGGTTCACAATTTACTGGTTCAATAAATGTAAGTGGTAGTGTAACTGCACAATTTTATTATGGGGATGGTTCTAATTTAATAAATGTACCATCAACGGTAGCACCTAGAATTGCAAGTGGTTCGGTAACTGCATCAGTAGACCCTAAATATGGATTTAAAGTACAATCAACTAATAGCGGTTCTCAATTTACTGGTAGTGTTTCGATTACTGGTAGTTTAACCGTAACTGCAACAAGTGGAGCATTGATATTAGATTCTTCATCAGTTTATTATGGAGAAGGTAATTACTTAAGAAATATTCCTCGTTCAGCATTAACACCTGATGCATTATTATCTACATTAATTACAAGTGGTAGTGTAACTGCATCGGTATCTCCTGATAATGGGTTTGTTGTAACATCTGTAAAAAGTGGTTCAATATTTAGTGGTAGTGTTTATGTAAATAGTGGTTCTTATGTTGTTGGTGATGGTAGATATCTTTCTAATATTACATTATCTAATTTAGCAATTGATTCAACAAAAATATTTAGTGGTTCTGCAACTGCATCAATTTCTCCTGTTGAAGGATTTAAAGTAAATGTAAAATCAGAATTTACATCAACCGTATCCGCTTCAATGTTTACTGGTAGTGGTGCTGGATTATATGATATCCCACGTTCAGCTTTAAGTGGCGATGCGTTTAGAATAGCAAGTGGTAGTGTAACTGCATCAGTTTCACCTAATTATGGATTTAGAGTAGAATCGGTAATAAGTGGTTCTCAATTTACTGGAAGTATATATGTAAGTGGTTCGTATCTTACAAGTGAAAGTTTTGAAAGAATATCTGCATTTTTTGAAGGTACAATAAAATTAAATACTGGTTCTTATTCTGGTAGTGGTGCTCAACTTTATGATATTCCTGTTAGAGCAATTAAAGATATAGACCTTTCAAGAATTGGTAGTGGTTCGGTGACAGCATCTATTACTCCTGATAAAGGTTTTAGAGTTAACACATTCTCAACATTTAGTGGTAGTGTATTAATTTCTTCATCATATGCATATTACGCATCGGAATCTATACAAACTGTATTTAATGTAAATTATGACCCTAGTCAAGCATATTCATTTAGTGGAGCTGCAACTGGAATAAATCCTACAATTACTTTAGTAAGGGGAATAAGTTATGTATTCAATATTGATGCTGTAAATCATCCATTTTGGATTAAAACAACACAAACAACTGGTCAAGGAGATGTTTGGGCAGATGGTGTAACAAATAATGGAGCAGAAAATAGTCCAATATTATTTACCCCAAGTTTAATAAATGCTCCTGATACATTATATTATAATAGTGAGTTTGATAATACTGCAGCTGGTGTTATTAAAATTGTAAATGCATTAATTCAAAGAGAACCATTAGTAAAAATTATTTCGGATGTTCAAATAACCGGTAGTTTAAAAATTAGTGGAAGTGTAGTTGCACAAAGTGTATCTGCATCTTCATTTACTGGTTCATTTACCGGTTCTTATTATGGTGACGGTGGTGGATTATATAATTTACCAAAAGCAACTAGATTAGCAAGTGGTAGTGTAACCGCATCGGTTGACCCAATATATGGATTTGTAGTTCAATCTACAATAAGTGGTTCACAATTTACGGGAAGTGTTAATATAAGTGGAAGTATTGTAGCACAACAAATATCTGGTTCAGATATTAGTGGTTCATTCAGAGGTGATGGTAGTGGATTAACAAATATTACGGCTGATAAAGTAACTAGATTAATATCTGGTTCAACAACTGCTTCAGTTTCTCCTGATGCTGGTTTTGTTGTTACTACTACTGCAACTGGTTCACAAATTGGTTCTAGATTTACTGGTAGTATTGATGTAAGTGGTAGTTTCTATGCATATGGAAATATTGAATTACATAGTGGTTCTGCATTTAGTGGTAGTGGTAGAAACTTATTTGATATTCCAATTTCAGCTATTAACTTAAGTGCACTAATATCAACACAAATTAAATCTGGTTCAGTAACCGCATCGGTTTCACCTGATTATGGGTTTGTTGTAGTATCTCCTGGAACTGGTTCTCATTTTACCGGAAGTGTAAATGTAAGTGGTAGTATATACATACCAAGTGGTAGTGGTGTATTTAGTGGTAGTGGTAAAGGATTATTTGATATTCCAGCTTCTGCAATTTCAAATTTAGATACAACTAGAATCTTTAGTGGTTCGGTAACTGCATCTACTGACCCGGTTAGTGGGTTTGTGGTAACATCAGTTCAACAAGGAAGTAAATTAAGTGGTAGTTTATTTGTAAGTGGTGCTAAAACTATATTGAGTTCTAGCTTATCGGTTCAAAGTGTAGCCGTATTCCAAAATGGTGTATCTGCATCGGTATTTAGTGGTAGTGGTGCAGGATTGACAAACATTCCATTCTCAGCACTTTCAAATGAATTAAATAGAATTGCTACTGGTAGTGTAACTGCATCGGTTTCACCTGAATATGGATTTAGAGTTGAATCATTATTAAGTGGTTCACAATTTACCGGTTCAATTTTAGTATCTGGTTCTGTAATTGGGATTTATAGTGGTTCGTTCTCTGGTAGTGGTGATAAATTATATAACATTCCTCGTTCGGCTTTAAACCAAGACGCATTAACTTCAACTGAAATCCTTTCTGGTTCGGTAACTGCTTCAGTAGCACCTAATACTGGATTTAAAGTTATATCTGCGGCAAGTGGTTCGCAATTTACGGGTAGTATTAAAATAACTGGTAGTTTATTTATAACTGCAACAAGTGGAGCATTGGTATTAGGTTCTTCATCTGCATACTATGGTGAAGGTACATATTTAAGAAACATTCCTAGAACAGCTTTATCTCCTGATGCATTAAATTCAACTCAAATTGCAAGTGGTAGTACAACTGCATCTATTTCACCTAATTATGGATTTGTAGTTAATACATTCTCTACTATTAGTGGTAGTTTGATAGTATCATCATCTACAATTGATTTACCAACGGCTTCTTTAAATACTGTATTTAATGTAATAAATGACGGAAATACTGCATATTGGTTTAGTGGTGCAGCTAGTGGTTCAAATGCTACTTTAACTCTTTATAGAGGTGTAACATATACATTTAATATAAATGCACCGGGACATCCGTTTTATATTAAATCAGTAAGTTCAACTGGAACTTCAAACCAATTTACCGATGGTGTTACTAATAATGGTACACAAAATGGAACAATAACATTTACTGTACCAACTGCCTCTCAATCGGTATTGTATTATAACGCATTGGCGGATTTCCAAATGAAAGGTGAAATTGATATTTTAGACAAATATCAAAAATTAGCTGAAATAACTCTTATAGGTGATACTACAATAAGTGGTAGTGTTTATATACAATCAAATGTTACCGCTTCAATGTTTAGTGGTAGTGGTAAGGGTTTATTTGATATACCAAGAGCAGCAATTGTAGGTGATGCGGCAAGAATAGCAAGTGGTTCAACAACCGCTTCAATAGCGCCTGATACCGGATTTGTAGTTAATACATTTTCAACATTCCAATATCCTGTATCAGCATCACAATTTAGTGGTAGTGGTAGAGGATTATTTGATATTCCTAGAAACGCAATAACGGAAGAAGCATTTAGAATAACTACTGGTAGTATAACTGCATCAGTTAGTCCTGAATTTGGATTTAAAGTTCAATCTTTAGATAGTGGTTCACAATTTACTGGTTCAATAAATTTAAGTGGAAGTTTATTCTTAAATGATGTAAGTAGTAGTTTATATACAAGCGGAAGTATTTACTTAAACGCTTATAGTGGGGCATTGTATATTGATTCATCTTCTGTTATATTTGCAGAAGGTACTTATTTAAGAAATATACCTCGTTCTGCTTTAACACAAGATGCATTAATATCAACTGAAATTAAATCAGGTTCAATAACAGCCTCAGTATCTCCTGATTTTGGATTTAAAGTTATTACTGATAGAACGGGTTCTCAAATCGGTTCTCAATTTACAGGTTCAGTTCAAGTAAGTGGTTCGTTATCGGTAAGTGATTTCTTAATAGGTGATGGTAGATATATTACTAATGTACAAGCGGCAGCAGCTCCATTCATTGCAAGTGGTAGTGCAACAGCTTCGGTAGCAAGTGGTGATACGTTTATTGTAACAACTGCAGCAACTGGTTCTGGATTAAATTACCAAGTTGGTACTCGTATAACTGGTAGTGTTGATTTAAGTGGTAGTTTACAAGCACAATTTTTTATTGGAGATGGTAGATTTATTACAAATGTAATAGCAACTGCAGCTCCATTCATTGCAAGTGGTTCGGCAACGGCTTCGGTAGCAAGTGGTGATGTATTTGTTGTAACTACATCAAAATCTGGTTCATCGGTTGGTTCTAAATTTACTGGTTCAATTGAAGTAAGTGGTTCAATTAGAGCAACTGATTTCTTATTTGGTGATGGTAGATTTATTACAAATGTACAAGCGGCTGCAGCTCCTTTAATAGCAAGTGGTTCGGCAACTGCATCCGTACAAAGTGGTAGAATATTTGAAGTAGTAACAGCAGTTCAATCTGGTTCTGTTGGTATTCAAATTACTGGTTCGGTAGAAATTAGTGGAGCTCTTTCATCATCTCTTTATATTGGTGATGGTGGTGGATTATTTAACATTCCAGCATCGGCACTTAAAGATTTGAAATTAGATAGAATCCAATCTGGTTCTGCTAGAGCAGTTATTGACCCTAATTTCTTAGATGTAAATACACCGATTACCGCAGCTAAATATTATGGTGATGGTGGTGGATTATTTAATATCCCTGCAAATGCATTGCAAGACTTGAAATTGGATAGAATTGTTTCTGGTTCTGCACAAGCACAAATTTCACCAAACTTAGGATTGGTAATAAATAAACAAACAACATTAACTTCTGGTTCATTGCTTGTTTCATCTGGTTCATTAATTGTAAGTGGTGGTATTATAGTAACTGGTAGTGATATTAGATTATTAGGTAGTGGTTCTGCATTCTATGGTGATGGTAGTGGATTATATAATATTAACATTGCTAATTTAGCATTTGAAACATATGTAATTAAGAGTGGTTCGGTAACTGCATCTATTTCACCTGATAAGGGGTTTGTAGTTAATACATCTTCGTTCTTTTGGGGTGATATGTATGTTTCACAAAATACAAGATTAAATAGTGTAACTGCTAGTAGTACAATTAAAGCACAATTATTTACAGGTTCATTCTTAGGTACATATAATTTCCAAGGAGTAGGACCAACTGCAAGTAATGAATATAGAGTATTAAGATTTGATGAAACACAAGGATATTTTATCCCACAACCTGAAACATCATTAACTGAAACTGTACCGTTTAGTAATGTAAGTGATTTAACAATTGTACATAACTTAAACATTCTTTATCCAATAGTTCAAATATACGCAACTGGTTCGGAAGACCAAATAATGGCGGGTACAATTAAATCAGTTGATGAAAACACAATCAATATTAAGTTTGCTGGATTAACTTCTGGACACGCAGTAATTGGTAGTGGTGGTTCATTAATAAGTGGTACAATAGATGGTAATAGAGTATTTGGTGAAGTTATTTCTTCATCTTATGCGAGACGTGCAACAATAGCTGATGCAGTTACCGGATTTGACCCGGCATCTTTATCAGCATTATCTGCATCATTAGCAAATGCAAATGCATATGTAAAAAATGACCAAACTGCTTCAATGCGTGTGTTTAGCGCAGTTTCTTCATCTCATGCTTTAACCGCATCATATGTTGAAAATTTAAGTGGATTAAATCTAACTGATTATGTGAAAGTTGCACAAACTGCATCTATGACAGTGTTAAGTGCATCTTACGCAATTTCAACATCATATGCAGCTTATGCAGCAAATGCGGCAAATGTTGATACTGCTAATTTTGTTCAAACATCTCAAACCGCATCAATGTTAGTTGGTACGGCTTCATTAGCATATTTTTCATATACCGCATCATACGCATTAAATTCGGCAAATACTGATACTGCATCATTCTTAAACATTAATAAAGACCAAACAATTAATGCAAATCTTACAATTAGTGGTAGTATTGGTGTAAGTGGTAGTTTGGTAGCAAATAGTAATGTTTATTTCAATACACTACCATCTGCATCATTTGCGGATGTTGTAGTTTGGGACCCAACAACTAAAAAATTAGGATATAGAAGTGTAGCAGCAGCGGTAGGTTCATCTGGAACTGCGGGTACATCCGGAACATCAGGATATACTGGTACTTCAGGTACTTCTGGAAGTAGTGGTACTTCTGGAACATCCGGTACAAGTGGACAAGATGGCACTTCAGGAACTTCTGGTTCAGCTGGTACATCTGGAAGTAGTGGTACTGCTGGAAGTAGTGGAACTGCTGGCTCATCAGGAACGAGTGGCACATCAGGAAGTAGTGGAAGTAGTGGCACATCTGGAACTTCTGGAACTTCTGGAACTTCAGGTAGTAGTGGCACATCGGGAACTTCTGGAACAAGTGGAACTAGTGGCACATCAGGTAGTAGTGGCACATCAGGAACTTCTGGAACTTCTGGAACATCTGGTACAACCGGTTCATCTGGAACATCAGGTACAAGTGGCACATCAGGAAGTAGTGGTACTTCGGGTACATCGGGAACTTCCGGGTCATCAGGAACTTCAGGAACTTCTGGAACATCGGGTAGTAGTGGAAGTGGAGGAACTTCAGGAACTTCAGGAACAAGCGGAAGTAGTGGCACATCAGGAACTTCTGGAACTGCAGGTTCACATGGAACTTCAGGAACTTCTGGTACATCAGGAACTTCTGGTACATCAGGCACTTCGGGTTCATCAGGAACTTCTGGAACTTCTGGAACTGCAGGTTCTCATGGTACATCTGGTACTTCGGCAACGAGTGGTACATCAGGTACATCAGGAACTTCCGGTACATCGGGAACTAGAGGCACATCAGGAACTTCGGGAAGTGGTGGTACTGCCGGTACATCAGGAACATCAGGTACATCAGGAACTTCTGGTACATCGGCAACATCCGGTACATCAGGAAGCACAGGTACTACGGGTTCAGCAGGTACATCTGGAACAAGTGGCACATCGGGAAGTTCGGGTTCATCAGGAACTTCAGGTAGTGCGGGTAAATCAGGAACTTCTGGAACAAGTGGCACATCTGGAACGAGTGGTACATCAGGTAGTAAAGGTTCTGATGGTACATCTGGAACTGCAGGCACAGCCGGTACTTCGGGAACATCAGGGACAAGTGGCACATCAGGAACTTCTGGAACTTCTGGAACTTCTGGCAGTAGTGGTACATCCGGCTCATCAGGTACTTCAGGGACTAGTGGCACATCAGGTAGTTCTGGAACATCAGGAACAAGTGGCACTTCTGGAACAACAGGTTCAGCAGGTACATCAGGGACAAGTGGCACATCTGGAACATCAGGTACTTCCGGTTCAGCAGGTTCATCTGGAACTTCTGGAACATCCGGTACTGATGGTTCGGCGGGTACATCAGGAACTTCTGGAACAAGTGGCACATCAGGAACTTCCGGTACAAGTGGAAGTGATGGAACGAGTGGCACATCAGGAACAAGTGGCACATCGGGAACAACTGGTTCAAGTGGCACATCAGGAACTTCAGGAAGTAGTGGTTCATCAGGAACAAGTGGTACTGATGGCACATCGGGAACAACTGGCTCAGCAGGTACATCTGGTACAACTGGTTCAAATGGTACGAGTGGCACATCAGGAACTTCAGGAACTTCTGGAACAAACGGGACAAGTGGCACATCAGGAACATCCGGCACGAGTGGCACATCCGGCACATCAGGAACAACTGGTTCTGATGGAACGAGTGGCACATCAGGAACTTCTGGAACAAGTGGAAGTGATGGAACATCTGGTAGTTCAGGAAGCAGTGGCACATCAGGAAGTGGTGGAACAAGTGGTACATCAGGAACAAGTGGATTAGACGGAACATATTTTGGAAGTAGTGGTACATCAGGTACAACTGGTTCAGCGGGCACATCAGGAAGCAATGGTAGTGCGGGTTCATCTGGAACTAGCGGCACATCGGGAACTTCTGGTAGAGATGGTACATATTTTGGAAGTAGTGGTACATCAGGTACAACTGGTTCAGCAGGTACATCAGGAACTTCTGGAACATCTGGTAGCGGTGGCACATCTGGCACATCAGGAACTTCTGGAACAAGTGGAAGTGGTGGAACATCAGGAAAAGATGGAACTTATTTTGGTTCATCAGGAACATCCGGCTCAACTGGTACTGCAGGAACGAGTGGCACATCTGGTTCAAATGGAACTGCGGGTAGTGGAGGAACATCTGGAACAACTGGTACTTCAGGAACAAGTGGTAAAGATGGAACTTATTTTGGTTCATCAGGAACATCCGGCTCAACTGGTACATCTGGTACATCCGGTACAACGGGTTCAGCAGGCACATCTGGAACAAGTGGACAAGATGGTTCATCTGGTACTTCTGGTATTGATGGAACTTATTTTGGTAGTAGTGGTACAAGTGGATTGGATGGTACATCTGGTACGAGTGGCACCGATGGTACATCAGGTGTAAGTGGTACGGATGGTACTTCAGGTACTTCAGGATTGGATGGAACTTATTTTGGTAGTAGTGGTACATCCGGAGTAGATGGTACTTCAGGATTGGATGGCACTTCGGGATTAGATGGTACATCAGGTACTTCTGGAATTGATGGTACATCGGGAACTTCTGGTACTTCTGGATTTGATGGAACATTCTTTGGTAGTTCGGGTACATCAGGAACATCTGGAATAGATGGCACGAGTGGTACTTCTGGAACAAGTGGGTTAGATGGTACATCTGGAACTTCTGGTACATCGGGAACAAGTGGTTTAGATGGTACATATTTTGGAAGTAGTGGTACTTCTGGAGTAAGTGGTACATCAGGAACTTCTGGAACATCCGGCTCATCTGGAACGAGTGGCACTTCGGGTACATCTGGATTAAATGGTACATTATTTGGTAGTTCAGGTACATCAGGTGTAAGTGGTACTTCAGGAACTTCAGGAACAAGTGGAAGTAGTGGCACATCAGGAACTTCTGGAACTTCAGGATTGAATGGTACATTATTTGGTAGTTCAGGAACTTCTGGAGTAAGTGGTACATCAGGAACTTCTGGAACATCAGGAAGTTCGGGTACATCTGGTACATCAGGAACTTCAGGATTAAATGGTACATTATTTGGTAGTAGTGGTACAAGTGGAACATCGGGTGGACAAGGTTCAACTGGTTCAGCGGGTTCATCTGGTACATCAGGAACTTCAGCACCTGGATTTAGTTCGGGTTCATCAGGAACTTCAGGACAAACCGGTTCTTCAGGAACTTCAGGAACAAACGCACCTGGATATTCATCTGGTACTTCTGGAAGTAGTGGAACTTCAGGACAAACTGGTTCATCTGGTACTTCTGGAACAAATGCACCTGGATATTCATCGGGAACTTCTGGAGTAAGTGGTTCATCAGGAACTTCAGCACCTGGAATTACATCCGGTACATCTGGTTCAAATGGTACATCTGGTACATCTGGAGCATTACTTACAACCGGTACAACTGAAAATGGAGTATTTACTTGGCAAAATACACCTACAACTGCTGTTGTAGAAAGTAATTTAACATTTGATGGTACATCATTAACTGTAACTGGAAATGTATCAGTAAGTTCATATATAAATTCAGTAACATATAGAGAAACATTTGTAGATTACGGAACTGGTGGTAGTGTAGCAATTGACCTTTCTACTGGTAATAACTTTAGAAGACAATTTAATGGAGCAGCAACTATAACAATTACAAACACACCTGCTTCTAATGCATTTGGATTTACTTTATTAATGGTAAATGCTGGAGCTTATGCTATCACATGGCCTGGTATTAAATGGGCTGGTGGTACTACTCCTGTATTAACATCATCTGGAACTGATGTAATTGTAATTTATACTTATAATGGTGGTACAACTTATTATGGATTTGTAACCGGTAAAAATATGATTTAAATAGTTATATAAAATGTCAACAACAATAGGAAGAAGACTAGTGGAAACATCATCATCAACATCATACCCATTTGTATTTAAAGTAACAACAACTACTGCAAATACTGTATTTACTTGTCCATTGGTAGATTATAGTGGACAGACTCCATCTTTATATATAAGTTGGGGAGATGGTAGTAGTTCACCATTAATAACATCATCATCTTCATCGGATAGAATTCATACATACGCATCAGCAGGAACTTATATCATAACTATTACAGGATTTATGCCAGGATTTCGTGTCGATAACTCCGCATCAATTAGAAGTTTAATTACTGAATTAGTTCAATGGGGAACCGTTGGATTAAAAGTTATTAATTTTTATGGATGTAATAATTTAACTGCAATACCTGGTAGTGGTACATTAAGTGGTGTGGGTGGTTATACCGGATTATCGGATGTTTTATCATTTGCTTCTTTTATGAGAAGTACAAGAATAACCGCAGTACCTTCTGATATATTTGCATATTCACCAAACGCAACAACATTTACCGATACTTTTTCAGGTGTGACAAGTATATCAACAGTTCCAAGTGGATTGTTTGATTATAATACACAAGCTACAACATTTGCATCTTGCTTTTTTGCATGTTCAAATTTAACATCAGTACCAACAACACTTTTTGATTTAAATACTCAAGTAGTAAACTTTTCAGGTACTTTTAGAAATTGCCAAAAATTAACAAATGTATTACAATTTACAAATAATAATTTAGTAACAACATATGCTAATATTTACAATATGAGTTCTACTTCAAATGCTTTGGTTGGAAATGCACCTACATTATGGACTAGAACTCCAACACCATCTGGTACTGGTGCATTTTTTAATTGTACTCATTTAACAAATTACTCATCAATACCTGCAAATTGGAAATAATATGTATTTAAAATTTAGTAACGATACTATAACATATCCTTATACAATTCAACAACTTAGAGAAGATAATCCTAATGTGAGTTTTCCTGCTGAAATGAATAATGAATTTTTAAATGAATGGGATGTGTTTGAAATAGAAAATGTTCCCGCACCAATTGATTATACAAAAGATATTGTAGAAGGAACACCAACATTAATTGATAATAAATGGTATCAAAGTTGGAATCAAACATCGGCTTCTCAAACTGAAATTGATTATAGATTAGAATCTCAATGGTTTATTATTAGACAAACCAGAGATGAATTATTAGCAGAATGTGATTGGACACAATTAGGAGATATTCCATCTGATACAAAATCAAAGTGGACAGAATATAGACAACAACTAAGAGATATAACAACACAGGAAAATCCATTTAATATTCTTTGGCCTGTGAAACCTTAATTGTTTGAATTTCTATATTTATAGTTAAATCAAAAAGTAAATGGTAATACACAGTCCCATATTTTCAGGTTCAATTATTCAAGACAGACTTCATGCATATGCGGATTTAAGTGGTTCGTTTACTGGTTCATTGACCGGTTCGTTTAAAGGTACAATTGAAGTACAAACAGCTACTTTTACAAATTTAAATGTAACTAATCAATTATTTGTTACGGGTTCGGAGATTATGTCTGGTTCTATATATTTAACACAAGGTGGTTATTTAGTAGACGGAGTAAATGTATTAGATTCTGCGTTGGCATTTTCCATCGCATTAGGATAAAATAAAATAAAATGGCAAACGTATTTAGAAATAGTGTAACGGGTTCAATAGGTGTAAATGGAGCAGTAGTTTATACGGCACCAACTGCAACAACTACAACCGTTATTGGATTAAACATTGCAAACACAAACACAAATAATATTACTGTAAGTGCTATGGTTAGAGATAACACTGCAAATAAAGTAGCATACTTGGTAAAAGATGCTTTAATAGTACAAGGAAGTACAACGGTATTATTTGGTGGTGAACAAAAATTAGTATTGAAGACTGGAGATAACATTTCAGTAACATCTTCTTTAGCTAATTCGGCAGATGTAATCGTTTCAGTATTAGAGTTGACATAAAATAAATTATTAATTGAATGAAGTTCGAAGGTAAAAGTCCTAATGGAATAAATCAGACGAGTGTAAATAGTGTATCGCTTTATGTGAGCGGTTCTCCTATATTAAATGCAACATCGGAGTCCGTAAATATTGTTGGCAATTTTACATCATCAAAGTTACAAACAAATGTAATTGGTACATTAGGTGGACAACCTTTACAAATAACTTCAAGTGTAAACATTTCTGGTTCAATAACATCATCATTATTTAAAGGTGATGGTAGTGGATTGTTTAATATTCAAGCTTCTGGTATTGGTGATATAAACCAATTAAAATCGGGCTCGGCAATAGCAAATATTTCTCCAAATTTAGGATTACAAATTAATGTTAATACAAATGTAAGTGGAAATTTAATAGTTCAAGGAAGAATTCAAACAAATGAATTTTTTGCACAATATATTTCATCTTCTATCATTTATTCATCGGGTTCAAATAAATTTGGTGATGCAACAAATGATAAACAAGAAATTACAGGTAGTTTAAGTGTAAGTGGTAGTATCGGTATTACAGGTGATACAATACCAACTGATAACTCAACACAAGAGGTATTGGTATTAAACTTAACAACTGGTAAGATAGGTAGAAAAACAGCAGCGGCAACTTCAGGTACTTCAGGTACTTCTGGAACCAGTGGCACATCTGGCACATCCGGTACAAGTGGCACATCAGGAACTTCAGGAACAAGTGGGACAAGTGGCACATCAGGAAGTAGTGGAACTTCAGGTTCTTCAGGAACTTCTGGTAGCTCTGGTACATCGGGTACTTCAGGCACAAGCGGCACATCAGGAACTTCAGGTAGCTCCGGTACTTCAGGTTCTTCAGGAACTTCTGGTACTCGAGGTACATCGGGTTCATCAGGAACATCTGGTACCGATGGTTCAGCAGGTACATCAGGAACTTCAGGAACTTCAGGAGTGAGTGGCTCATCAGGAACAAGTGGCACATCAGGAACTTCTGGAACATCTGGTAGTAGTGGGACAAGTGGCACATCTGGAACTACCGGTTCATCAGGAACTTCAGGATTAACTGGTACATCAGGAACTTCAGGAACATCTGGAACATCAGGTTCTTCAGGAACATCAGGAAGTAGTGGAACAAGTGGCACATCGGGTTCTTCAGGAACTTCAGGAATAAGTGGAACATCAGGAACTTCAGGTAGCTCTGGTACATCAGGTAGTAGTGGCACATCTGGTTCAACTGGTACATCTGGAACTTCAGGTTCATCTGGAACAAGTGGCACATCAGGAACTTCAGGAACAAGCGGCACATCAGGGACAAGTGGTGTGACTGGTGCAGGTGGTTCGTATGGTACATCAGGAAGTGGTGGTACTTCAGGAACTTCGGGTAGTAGTGGCACATCTGGTACATCAGGTACTTCTTCAACCGGTGGTAGTGGTGGTACTGCAGGTACATCAGGAACTTCAGGAAGTAGTGGCACTTCTGGAACAACGGGTTCATCAGGAACTTCAGGAACATCCGGTAGTAGTGGTACTAGTGGAGCACAAGGTTCATCTGGTTCGGCAGGTACGAGTGGCACATCAGGAAGTTCAGGAACTTCAGGAAGTAGTGGTACATCGGGAACAAGCGGCACATCTGGAACAAGTGGTGTACAAGGTTCATCGGGTTCAGCAGGTACATCAGGAACTTCTGGTGTAAGTGGTACGCATGGCAGTGGTGGTACATCTGGTACATCAGGAACTTCAGGTTCATCTGGAACAAGTGGAGCACAAGGTTCATCTGGTTCAGCAGGTACATCAGGTAGTAGTGGCACATCGGGAAGTAGTGGAACATCTGGAAGCTCTGGTACATCAGGAACTTCTGGTGTAAGTGGTAGTGGTGGTTCATCTGGAACCAGTGGTTCATCGGGAACTTCAGGAAGTAGTGGAACTTCCGGTTCGGCAGGCACATCAGGTAGTAGTGGAACTTCAGGTTCATCTGGAACATCAGGTTCTTCAGGAACATCAGGAAGTAGTGGTACATCTGGTGTAAGTGGAAGTAGTGGAACTTCAGGTTCATCGGGAACAAGTGGGTCATCAGGTACATCAGGTAGTAGTGGTACATCTGGTTCAGCAGGTACATCGGGTAGTAGTGGCACATCAGGAAGTTCAGGAACTTCAGGAAGTAGTGGAACTTCCGGTTCATCTGGTACATCTGGTATAAGTGGAAGTAGTGGTACATCAGGTACATCAGGAACTTCTGGAACTTCAGGGACTAGCGGCACATCTGGTACATCAGGGACAAGTGGCACATCAGGAACATCTGGTACTTCAGGGACAAGTGGCACATCAGGAACTTCAGGAACATCAGGGACAAGTGGCACATCTGGTACATCTGGGTTATTATCATTGACTGGTACAACTAATAATGGTGTAATTACTTTAAATGGTACTGCACCAAATGCTAAAGTAAACTCTAATTTAACATTTGATGGTACTAACTTATTGGTAGTTGGTAATACAACAATTACTGGTAATATTACTGTAAGTGGTACTGCAACTTATTTGAATACAACAAATGTTTATTTAAACGATAATATAGTAACTCTTAACTCATCAGCAACCGGTAGTGGTGCTCCTGTTATAATTGATAGTGGTATTGAAGTTAAGAGAAACGCTTCAGCAACAAGACAATTTGTGTGGAATGAAGCTAATAGTAGATGGTACGCTGATACTGATTTATTTGTAAATGGTAATGTAACTGGTAATACAATCTATGTAGGTGGTGCAACAACTTATTATATTAATAACGCAACATCTAACTTAAACTCATTAACATTAGCGGGTAATTTAAAATTAAGTAGTGGTGTTGTTCAGAATTCTGCGGGAACTACAATATTAGACCAAAGTGGTAATACTCCTGGAACTTCTTTACAAGCATCATATGCATATAGTGTTTACTCACAAGATACTAGAGGAACTGCTGATAATCCAAACTCATTTAACAATGTAATTAGATTTGATTTTAAAACAAACTCTACAAATGGATTAAGTGATGGTGGTACATACAATGGTGTAATGTATTGGAGAAAGTATGGTGCTGGTAACGATATGAGTGGTGGTTATCCATTTGAAATTGCTTATACTGATAATGCAAGACTTTGGACTAGACTTGGTACATCAACAACTACATGGAGTAACTGGCAACAATTATTAAATAGTGTTGACCAAGCTTACGCATATAATATGAATCAGAATGTAAGAACATCTGATTCACCTACATTTAATACGGTATATGCAACTAATTTCTATCCTTCCAACGCTATATATTTTAATAGTGGTAATAACTATTTTAACTGGAATGGTACTATCCATACTAACGTAGGGCTTACTGTTGATGGTAATTTGTATGTAGGGGGTACATATTATGATAATGCAAATACAACATATAATTTAAAACCATCAAGTGTTTCTAATATAAGTAGATTATGGATTAATAGTGCATTAGGATTACAAACTGGTACATCATCAACTGTAAACTCAACAACAATATTAAGACCAGGTGGAGCATCTTATTCTTATAATGGTGGGGGTACAACTGGGGCATTTAAAATTCGTTTGCCACAAGGTTATAGTTCTACTATGATGAAAATGAGAGTTTCCATCTATAACTATTCAGATGGAACTTCTTGGACTTATTTAATTAGTGGATATAATTATGGTGGTGGATATTGGGTAAATATGGCAGCATCTGTTGTAGGTGATTTAAGTTCACCTGCATATCAAGTTAGATTTGGTAATCAGGGAGGTTATTGTTGTATTTGGATTGGTGAAACTAATACTAGTTGGAGTTATCCTGCATGTATTGTTGAAGAATTTGAAGCAACATTTAATAATGTTGCATTAGATACTTGGGATGATGGTTGGGATATTTCACTTGTAACATCATTTGGTGCAGTAGATAGTGGTAGATATCCTAGAAATAGAAGTTTCCAATATATTGCAGATAATAGAATGGATTCACCAATTTATTACGATAGTGATAATACTACATATTTTTTAGATGCAGCAGGTGCATCCACATTAAATTATAGTAAATTCTTAGCAGCAACTGGTGGAAGTAATGCTAATGGTACTGTTGCTATTAAAGTATCTGGTTTAAGTGATTATCCATCACTTGAATTAGGTATTACTAGCAACTATGATGGTATGATTAGAACTTATGGTAACGATTTAAGATTGTATGCTGGACACTGGCAAACCGTAGGTAACACATCTTCTGAAAACCATAACATTTTATTCTATACATCTAGAGCAGGTAGTTCAGATTGGAGTACTGCAAAAGCACAATTAAACTATAATGGTGATTTTACTGCTGTAACTTCATTAAGAAGTCCTTCTTTATATACTGATACATACTACGATAATGGTGGTACATTCTTATTCCAAAAAGGAACTGGAGCTGGTACAACTCGTCATATAAACTTATCAAGTGCAACTGGCGACCCTTCAAACCCTGGTGGACAAATGAATGGTATCACTTGGGGACAAAGAAGTGATAACACACCTTATTATTTATTATACGCAAAAACTGCATATAACAACGGGTATTCAAATCATACTCGTTTAGTTATGGGATGGCATACCGGAGTTGAAATTGGTGGTAACGCTTCTTATGGTGGTACTAGAATATTCAATGATTCTCCTGGTGTTACATCAACTGTATTAATGAGTATTGGAGCAGGTGACCAACACGTTAGAATTTCAAACAACTTATATGTTCCTTATATAGAAGATTCAAATAGTTCAGCATATTATTGGGATGGTAACAATACATCAAGAATGAATGTTGTTGAAGTAAACTCTTATTTAAGACAACAAAATGATGGTGGTACTTTTTTAGCATCCGATGTATCCGAAAATAATAACTGGTTATTCCAAGAAAATGCTAGAGGATGGGGTATATTCTATTTAAATCATGGTTCACAAGCTGGACAAGGTTTTGGTACATATTCAACAGTTGGAGCTGAAACATTTTTTGCTGGACAAGGTTCAGGACCTGCAATGCCTTCTGCATGGACAGGATATAATGGTGGTAGTAAAGTTACAGGAATGATGTCTCATTATAACGGATACTTCTGGACTTATGGAGAGCAGTATTCTGCAACATCAATGAGAGCACCTATATTCTATGATTCGGATGATAGTGGATATAGAGTAGACCCAACTGGTACATCAAGAGTTACAACATTAGCAGTAGGTGCACAAGACCCATCGACTAGATTTCACGTTTGGGGTAACCACGGAGATTCTACATTGGGTGTAAGTTTAAGAGCAGCTACCAATGGTGCAGGAACTGGTGAATCTCGTTTACAAATGTGGGCATCTGAGCCGGGTAATACTTGGGATTGGGCTGGATTTGGATTTAATATTACAAATACCACTAATGATGGTTCTACAAATAGATATTATTTCAGTAGAATCAATACCAACTTTGGTACATCTTATATGAGATTTAGTACCTCTGGTAACTTATATTTCTATGGTGGTAGTGGATACACTGTAAATGATACAATGCAAATTTATGGTGGTGGTAACTATGTGAATGTAAACAACTATTTACAAACGGGTAACTCAATGTATTCACCAATTTACTATGATGCAAATGATAGTGGTTGGAGAGTTGACCCTACCGATTACACATATTTAAGATATCTAAAAGTAAGAACTTCTGGTACATCATCTGGAACTAGAGCATTATCAATATACTCTGAAGGACAAGGTGAAATTAACTTTGGTTCTTACCCTGGAGCTTGGACATCGGCATTACAAATTCAATCAAATGATAATAACTACTTTATGTGGTTATCACCATTGACAGGATATAATGGTAGAATCCAAATGCAGAGTGCTGGTTTAGAAATTTACGCACAAAGTGCATTCTCAACCGTATTCTATAACAACCAATTAAGAACTGGATATCAGTATGATAGTGATGATACTACATACTATATGGACTTGAATACTTCTGGTATTTCATTATTAGCTAGAGGTGCAATTGTACAAAGACAAGCAGCAAGTAGTAGTGGATATGCATGGTATGACCAGGCTTGGATTGGTAGATATGACCATTTCTTAGGTTCATATCCAATGTATTTACCGGCCGAAGCTTATGGATTGCATGTAACTCGTTCTTCGGATGGTGTAATGTTTGGATTAGTTTCAAGAGGTTCTTATTATAATGACTATAACGCAGTTATTGGATGGGGTGATGATGCTGGGGATATAATGCAGTGGAGATTTAATAATGGCGTTGTAGCACAAATGGATTATGGTGGTGGATTCTTTGCACCTATATTTTATGATAATAATGATAGTGGATATTATTTAGACCCTAATACCACATCCGATGCGGCATTAAGAATTAGAGGTGGTGCATTGCATGGACCTAACCCAACTTGGGGACAATATATGTATGTAGGTTCAAATGGTAGACCAAACTCATATACATCCGTAGTAACTACAAATGGTAACTTACATTTGGATTGTACTAATGGATACGCAACATATATCAACCACTATTCTGGTAATATTACTTATTTGTATGATACTCGTCCAAATATCATTTACGATAGAGATGATACATCTTGGTATGTTGACCCAAATAGTACTTCACAACAACAATTTATTGAATGTAGAAGATATGGTTTCCGTTATCCAGGTGGAGATTCTGGTTTAGGTAATGATGCATATAATATGTTCCAAGAAGGTGGTGGATGGGGTTATCCTTATCCTGATGTGAGAATTGCATATCATACTGGTATTAAATTAGGAGCTTATTATGGCTATCAGGGTATAAGAATGTATAACAACCATGATATGGGTTCGTTATTATTTGAAGTAGCAAATACTAATAACTATATGGGTACATATAACTGGAACTATATCCAAACAACGGGTATATACACTGGTTATAATGGAGCACACTGGTATCCTAACTACGCATCAACATATACCGGATGGAGAATGGATGGTAATAGAAATGGATACTATGGACATTCAACAAATGCAGGATATACACCAAACTTAATGTTTGATGGTGGTGGTAATGGTGGTATATATTATGAAGCAGGTAGATGGATGTATTATCACTATTGGCCTTATAACTGTATTGGTATCGGTACATCTTCTACATCTCCTTCATATGGTATGTATGTAAGTGGTGGTATCTATGCAACTGGTAACATTGTGGCGTATTCTGATGCACGTAAGAAGTTTAATATAATAACGATTGATAACGCATTGGATAAGGTATTAGGATTAAGAGGAGTTTACTATGATAGAATACAAGATGAAACGTACAATGTTACTGGTACAAATGCTGGTAAAAAGGAAACCGGTGTTATTGCACAAGAAGTTAACCAAATATTCCCAGAAGTTGTAACATACGATGATGTAAATGATGAATTTGGTGTTCATTATGGAAACTTTGCGGGATTATTTATTGAAGCATTTAAAGAACAACAAAATCAAATTGTAGAATTAAAAGCTGAAATTGAAAAATTAAAACAAATGATATTTAATAATAAAGGATAAATTATGGCACTGTTAAGAGATTACGAATTACCTGGAACTGGTTTGATAGCTGAAAACGCATATCACGTAGTAACAAATATTACAATCAAAAAAAGAATAGCAGACCATCCAATACCACCAGACCCAACTAGACCAGATGGTGCTACTTTAGTAGATAGAGGAGAAGGTACTGAAGTTTATTGGGCAGCTGGATATATTGCCGAACTTGGTGTAACAGTTTGGAAAGATAAAAATGCAAGAGATTCAAATGCAAAACCAATAGGATTTATTGGTATGAATGCATCTGATAATCAACATGGTGTTAGTATTGGTACTGCTGGTATGGACCATAGATGTCAATTTATGTTAGAAGTACCATCTGAATTAGACCATATGGCACAGGCATATAGACATCTTTTAACTACTGATTATTATACTGGCTGTCAAGAAATTTAATAAATTATGACTTTACCTGACGGAACAACGATTGCGGCTTCTGACATTAATATAGAATGTAGAGGATATTATTATTATGAAATGTCAATTTACCATGCTCGTAATCAATACTATTTTGGTATAAATGATGCTTCATCACGTAGACCTTATGGTGCATATGTAGGTAGTAAAACAAATGATGGATATGCTTGGAGTGATTGGTGGGGATATTGTCATGGTTGTTCTTATATAAATGTTTATCAATATTTATATGAAGGAAGCTGTGATGCGGATACCTGTGTAAGAAGATGGAATTTTCAATATGATTATATAGGAGATGCTTGGGCTTGGTCAAATCAATGGTCATACGCACACCAAGCAAGAGCTGGTGACCAAATGTACGCTTATTTTGATGGTAATGTAAGTTGGGGTAATGGTGGTATTCCATCTACCAAATTTGTATATTCAACTTATAGAGGATATTTATTTAATGTGTACGAACCAACATACATATATAGAGAAACTTATTGGACAGCATCTTCTGGAGAAACTATATATGTTGAAAATTATACAGCATATTAATAAAATTATATAAAATGAAAAAATATTACAAACAAGGAAGTTCTTATTTTGAATTGAACTTTGATAGTGAAAAAATGACATGTGTAACTGAAAATATGTTTAATAAAGGTATTGTAGTTAGTGAAGGTATGACAGGACCATTTATGGGAATGGCTCAATCGTTTAGTTCATCTTTAGCGGCAGGAGCAATTGGTATGGGAGAACCCGTTTTAGAATCAGATGAAAATGAATTTGCATCGGCATTTAGAATTACACATGAAATGATAACTAGTGCTAGTTTTGACTTATAAAATATAAAATATGAAAATTGTTATAGTAGGTGGAGGGACGGCCGGTTGGTTGTCAGCTTTGTTTTTGGCAAATCGTAATAAACGAATTGATGAAATGCCAATACATGAAATTACAGTAATAGAAAGTTCTAAAATTCCAATTATTGGTGCAGGAGAAGGTTCTACTGGTTTACTTTTAGAAGTTCTAAATAAAAAATTAAAAAGATTAGAAGGATTATCTGAAAGAGACTTTGTTGAAAAAACCGGAGCTACTATAAAATTAGGAATTAATTGCAAAGATTGGAATGGAGATGGTAAATCATTTTTTGAACCATTACAACCAAGTCATACATTTTTAGAAAGTGTTGATATTGATTTTCTTTTAGCAACTGCATATGGAGAATCATATTTATCATCACCAACAGGTCCAATGTGGGAAAATAATAAAATTCCATTTTATTCTATCAATTTTAATCCAACTGGTGGATATTCATATCATTTTGATGCTCACAAAGTTGGACAATATTTTAAAGAAGTTGCAATAAAAAATGGTGTAAATTATATTGATGCGGAAGTTGGTGAAATTGATGTAAATCCAAATACCGGTAATATAGAAAGTGTTGATTTGCTGGATTCTAATCAAGTAATTACAGCTGACCTTTGGTTTGATTGTACTGGATTTAATAGAAAATTAATAAATGCAGTTGATGGTGGGTGGGTTGATTATTCTAAATGGTTACCTGTTAATAAAGCAATGACTTATTTTTGGCCATATGAAAAAGGTGAAGAAATTAGACCTCAAACCTTAGCATGGGCAATGCCTAATGGTTGGATGTGGCAGATACCAACACAAGAAAGATACGGATGTGGTTATGTATATTGTGATAAATTTGTAACTGATGAAGAAGCACAAAAAGAGCTAGAAAAAATTACAGGCAGAAAAATAACACAAAATAGAATTATAAAATTTCAAGCAGGCAGAGTTGAAAATGTTTGGACTAATAATGTTATTGCAGTAGGATTATCATCTAATTTTTTAGAACCATTGGAAGCAACTTCAATACATGCAACTATGGTTCAGTTGGATTTGTTTTCTAATTTTTATTTAGATGCTGAACCTGAAAAAACAATATATCCAACCGCACAAAAAAAATATAATAAAATAGTGGCTAATATGATTGATTCTTATAGAGAATTAATACAACACCATTATATGACTAAAAGAGAAGATAGTAAATTTTGGAGATATTATAAAAATGATGTACCAAAATTAGATGATGTTATTGATGTAATTGAAATATGTAAACACCGAAGTCCTAATTTTAAAGATTTTAATAATCATTTTGGTTCTGGTGGATGGAGTGTTACTAGTTTTATTTTAAGTGGGCTAGGACATCTTACTCGAAGAGTATGTGCTGATACATTGTGGAATCATGGCTTAAATACTGGTTCTGAAGCAGCTTGGAATAAATTATATACATATTACTCAAAGGATATGAAAAAATATTGGTCTCATAATGAATTTTTAGAGCAAGTACAACGAAAAACCAGTAATAATCCATTTGAAGGTTTAATAATTGAAGATAACTTTTTTGACCAACCTGATGCTATTAGAGACTTAGCATTGAATCATAAATTTAAATCTCATCAAGAAGTAGGAAATGTTGGTTGGAAAGGATTTAGAGGCGAAATTACAATGGAAGAATATCCAGAACTTGTAAATTACATGTATTCAAAAATTTCAAAATTAAATCCAAAATTAGCAGGTAAATTTTTATCTTTACATTTTCATTACGCATTAGAAAAGACAAAATCAGAATGTTTTCCTTCTTTTGAAGAAATACGATATCACAAAGACCTTTCAAATTGGGCAGGTATAGTTTATTTAACACCAAACGCTGACCCTAATGGTGGTACATTACTTAGTTCGGATGATATGAAAGAAACTAAATTAGCAGAAAATATCTACAATAGATTTGTATTATATCCATCAGATATATTACATGCTCCAGCTGATTTATTTGGAACTGATATTAATGATGGTAGAATGACATTAACCGTATTCATCGAAAGCTAAAAATATGAAAATTGTTATAGTAGGTGGTGGTACGGCTGGATGGTTATCTGCGTTATTCTTAGCTAATAGAACAGTTGATAATAATTTGCATGATATAACTGTAATTGATAGTTCTAAATTAGGAATTATAGGAGCTGGTGAAGGTTCAACTGGAAGCTTTGTTGATACTTTAAGAAATAGATTAAATAAAATCAAAGGATTTAGTATAAAAGATTTTCATAAAAAGACCAATTCAACTATAAAAATGGGAATACATTGTAAGAATTGGCATGGTGAAAATGAGTCTTTTTACGAACCATTGGGACCGCAAAAAACCTATTTAGATAATTTAGATTTTGATTATATTCTTGCTTTAAAATATGGAATTGCAACTGATTCATCTCCATGTATGCATTTGTGGGCAAAAAATAAAGTTCCATTTATATATAAAGGGGATGGGCAACCTAAAGCATCTTATTCATATCATTTTGATGCGCATAAAGTAGGTGAATACTTTAAAGAAGTTGCTTTAAAAAATAATGTTAAGCATATTGATGCAGAAATTTATAATTTAATAATAGAAAACGGAGAATTAAAAAGTGTACAATTAAAAGATACAGATGAAGTAATTCAGGCTGATATGTGGTTTGATTGTACTGGATTTCGTAGAGCACTTATAAAACCTATGGGTAGTAGTTGGGTTGATTATTCTAAATGGTTGCCAACTAATAAAGCAATGACATACTTTCATCAATTTGAACCAAACGAAACAATAGTACCAGAAACTTTAGCATTAGCAATGCCTAATGGCTGGATGTGGCAAATACCTACTCAGGAAAGATATGGATGTGGTTATGTTTATTCTGATAAGTTTATAACCGATGAAGAAGCACATAAAGAATTGCAAGAAGTTACTGGTAGAAAAATAGATAAATTTAGAATAATACCATTTACTCCTGGTAGATGTGATAAAGCTTGGATAGGTAATGTATTTTCAGTTGGATTAAGTTCTCATTTTTTAGAACCATTGGAAGCAACATCAATACACAATACTTGTAGTACATTAGAACAATTTTGTTCAAGTTATTTACATTATACAAAAGAAAAAACATTAACTGATTATAATAGAAATCTTTTTAATAAAAACTTTGCGGAAACAATTGATGATTATAAAGACCTTATTCAAATGCATTATTTAACAAGAAGAGAAGATACTAATTTTTGGAAATACATAAAATATGATTTAGAAATAACTGATAGAAATATAGAAGTATTAAAATTGTGCAAGAATAGAGTACTGGCGTTTAAGGATTTTTCAGGAATAATATCTGGAAGTGGTTGGGGTGTTTGGAGCTGGTTATTGGCAGGTTTGGGACACATAACTGAAGAAGCAATAGATGATACTATATATAATGCTAATTTAAAAGTGGATTTAAAATCAATGTATAAAGATATGTACACCTTATATAGTGATGTGCCGGATATGTTTTATACTCATAATGAATTTTTACAAGATATTAAAAATGGAAAAATTTAAAAAACAATATATTTATAACATATAAACAATAAATTATGGCAATTAGAGACATAAAATGGGAATTAAATTCCTTAAGAAAACAAAATTCAAGAACTGGCGATTTAACTAATGTAATTGTTGGTACGCAATGGCAAGTAACCGGAGAAGATGAAGATGGTAACACCGGTATTTTTCACGGAGCAACTCCATTTGATTTAAAAGCAGTAGAAACTGGTAGTTTTATACCGTATGAAGAACTTACAGCTGATATTGTATTGGATTGGATTAAAAATACAGTAAGTGGTTCAGCTGCTGGATATTGGGAGCACATCTCATATAGAATAGAGCAAGAAATCGATGCTAGACTTACAAATCATCAACATGTATTTTCTGATGATATGCCTTGGTCACCTACCTCTGGTTCTACGGATTATGTTGCACCTGTTCCACATTAATAGTGGAGTTTACATAATATTTAATAATTTATATCCAAAACTGTATTATTATAACAAAAATATGGTTTTGGATATTTTCATTATATTTATATGTGTATTTTTACATCTAATAATAAATACAAACTTAAAATACAAATCGGAGAAATAAAATGGCAGAAAGAATCGTATCACCTGGCGTATTCACAAGAGAAAATGACCTATCATTCTTACAACAAGGAATAGGAGAAATCGGAGCAGCATTTATAGGACCTTTCAAACAAGGACCTGCATTTGTTCCAACTATTGTGAGAACACAATCAGAGTTCGAAAATATTTTCGGAACACCTGATGGAACTTATTATACTGAATATGCAGTACAAAACTATTTAGCAGAAGCTGGAACAGCAACAATCGTAAGAGTAGCTGGAACTGGTGGTTACTCACAAGTAGCACCTTTAGGTATCTTTGCTAGTGGTTCTACTAATGCAAGTTTAGGAACAAAATTAATCGGTGTATTATATAATACCGATAAAGGATATCAAAACTATGGTTTTACCGGAGCAACTATTGTAACCGATAAATCAAAAGATGGTTCATTCTTTTTATCTGCATCTGGTATATTCACATCAGCATCAATTTTATCATCAGATACAAATGATTTAAATGATGTATTTGGTCAATTCCCATTTGGTTCTAAGAAAGCATACGCATATAACTACTTTAAGAATATTGCAGGAAATTACACTGGTTCAGTTAATGAAGATATTTTAGTAACTGGAACTGTATTACCTACACAAGATTATACATATGGTTATTATGCAGCTGAAACTCCAGTAGTTCAATCACAATTAATAAGTGGTCAAAGATATAACTTATTTAAGTTTGTAACTTTAGGACATGGTGATGTTTATAATACTAAATTTAAAATTGCTATTTCAAATGTAAAAGCAGCTGGTGAAGATGGTGCAACTGATTATTCAGTATTTACTGTAACTATTAGAGGATACGCTGATAATGATAAGAGAAAAGTTGTATATGAAACATTTAACAATGTAAACTTAGACCCTGCTTCTCCAAACTATATTGCTAGAAAAATTGGTGATAGATATATTACTATTGATTCAAATGGTAAAATAACTGAACATGGTGATTACTCAAATAAATCAGCATATATCAGAGTTGAAGTAATGAATGATGAAGATTTAGCTGGACCGGGTTCTTATCCAATTTCAGCAGCTCCATTCGGACATGGCGAATACACAAACCCAGTTTATTGTGGTAATGGTACTTTAGCAAAAAAAATACCTGCAGTAGCTTATCAAACTAACTCAATCGGTAATACTTCATCATCTCCAATTTATTATAGTGGATTTGATTTCACTGAAACTGATAACACAAACTATCTTAAAGCTATACCACAAAACGCAGAAACTGGTTCGAATGTACCATTTGCTTTTGATTCTCAATTGAACTATGTAATGACTGGTTCATCGGCAGCTGATATGGTTAAAAGACAATTTGTATTGGCATTCCAACAAGGATATGATGGTATGAATCCAACAACTCCAATTAACAAAGGAATGGATATTAGTGCAGCTAACACACAAGGATTTAACTGTTCAACTGGAACATCTACTGGTACATTAGCATACACACAAGCAATAAACGCTGTATCAAATCCTGATGAATGGGATATTAACTTAGTAGCAACTCCTGGTATTGTAAGAAGTTTACATCCAGCGGTAACTACTGCTGTAATTGATATGGTTGAAAGTAGACAAGATGCATTCTACATTGCTGATTTTAACGCAATTGATGATTTAATCACCGATGCAACTGAACAAGCAAATGCTGTAGATTCTAACTATGTAGCTACTTACTATCCTTGGGTTAAAACAATTGATACTAATACAAATAAATTAACTTCTGTTCCACCTTCAACTTTATTACCTGCTGTATTTGCAAGTAACGATAGATTGGCGGCTGAATGGTTTGCACCTGCTGGTTTAAATAGAGGTGGTATTACCGGAGCAGTAAGTGTATTAAATAGATTAACACACGCTGAAAGAGATACTTTATATGAAAACAAAGTAAACCCAATCGCAACTTTCCCTGGTCAAGGTATTGTAGCATTTGGACAAAAGACTTTACAAGATAAAGCATCTGCATTGGATAGAATCAATGTTAGAAGATTACTTATCACTATGAAGAAATTCATTGCATCTACATCTCGTTACTTAGTGTTCGAACAAAATACATCAACAACTCGTCAGAAGTTCTTGAATACTGTAAACCCTTATTTAGAGGCAATCCAACAAAGACAAGGTTTATACGCATTCAGAGTTGTAATGGATGAATCAAACAATACACCTGATGTGATTGATAGAAACATATTAGCTGGAGCAATTTACTTACAACCTGCTAAGACTGCTGAATTCATCGTAATTGATTTCAACATCTTACCAACTGGAGCAAGTTTCTCAGCATAATACAAAAAAGTAACAAAGAGATATTTATTAATATAAATTAAAAGGAACAAAAAATGGCAGAAATATTAGAGTTTGATAAAATGTTCTATACGAACTTCGAACCAAAGATGAAAAATCGTTTCATCATGGAATGGGATGGTGTACCTGGTTATATGGTTAAAGCAGCTAATAGACCTTCAATTCAATTTGAAAAGGTAACTTTAGACCATATCAACGTAAAAAGACAATTGAAAGGTAAAGGTGAATGGCAAGATATCCAAATAACTCTTTATGACCCAATTGTTCCATCAGCGGCACAATCAGTAATGGAGTGGGTGAGATTATCGCACGAATCAATCACTGGTAGAGATGGATATGCAGATTTCTATAAAAAAGATATCGATTTGTATCTATTAGGACCAGTAGGTGATAAAGTTGAACAATGGAAAATTAAAGGAGCATATATTAACCAAGCTCAATTTGGTGAATTAGACTTCAGTTCAAATGACCCAGCAACAATTACTTTAACTCTAACTTACGATTACGCTATCTTAGAATACTAATAAAAATAAAGATAAAAATAAGGGATACTCAAAAGGTATCCCTTTTTTATTTTCAATTTTTTTAAAACAATGTATTTATATATACAAAAACAATAAAGTTTATGACACAAAAAGAATACGATTTTCCGGTAGAAGTATTAGACCTACCATCAAAAGGTTTAGTTTATCCTAAAGAACATCCATTATCATCAGGTCAGATTACAATTAAATTAATGACAGCAAAAGAAGAAGATATCTTATCATCTTCAAATCTTATTAAAAAAGGTGTAGTGTTAGATAAGTTATTTGAATCAATCATTGTAGATAATATAAATGTTGATGATATTATTAATGGTGATAAAAACGCAATTATATTAGCAACTCGTTTATTAGGATATGGACCTGATTATAATTTTGAATTTTATTCAAACTATGCAAAAACAACCATAGAAGGAAGTGTTGATTTATCCAAAATACAAACAAAAGAAATAGATTTTTCATTATTTAAAAATAAAAATGAATTTGAATTTACAACACCATCTGGTACAAAATTAACATTTAAGATATTAACACATGGTGATGAAAAATTAATTGATAAAGATATTGCTGCATTGGAAAAATTAAACAAAGATAGTTCATCCGATATTACAACTCGTTTAAGATATATGATTAAATCTGTAGATGGTAAAACTGATTTAGCAAGTATTAACAAATATGTAAATAATATGTTAGCTAGAGACAGTAGAGCATTAAGAGATTATGCTAGAAAAATATCACCAGATATGGATATGAAATTTAATTACCAACATGCGGATGGAGAGATAGAGGAGGCTCTTATCACTTTAGGTGTTGGGTTTTTTTGGCCTAAGTCCGAATCATAGTGTAGATTTACACTCTCAAATTTTTGATATGGTTAATTATGGTAATGGATTTACTATGATGGAACTATACAAAATGCCAACAAAATTAAGATTATTTTATTATAAAAGATTAATAGAAGCTAAAAAGAAAGAAAGCGAACAAGCAAAAACGGCTTCTACACCATCTAAAGTTAGGATAAAGAGATAATTTCTCAAAATCCTAACTTTTTTTGTATATGGATATTTATAGAAGTATAAGTTTAAACAAATAAAAATGGCAAAATATAAACTATCAGAAGGAAATATTAATGAATTTTGGGGATGGTTTGGTAAGAGAAAACCTGCTAAACTTCAAAAAGTTGTTGATGATGACCCAGTTCTTAAAAAAATAGATAAAGATTTAGAGCAACAAATGACTGTATTACGTCCATATGCAAATAAATTAAAAAAACAAAATCCAGATGTTTGGAAATATTTAAAAGATAATGGATTGATTCCTGATTTATAATAGTGTAAGAATATGGCAGCAGTAAACGATGCAAGAGTAGATGCGTTAAAGGAGATTGAATTATCTCAAAAGAGAATAGATGTTATGAATGAGAGAATGGCTATCTCAAATGAAAAACATGCTAAACAACTTCGTGCGCAAATAGAGGATGAAAAAAAATATTTGAAAATAAAACAAGACCAAATCTCTGCAGATGATAAAAGAATTGCTAGAAATGAAAAATTAAGACAAAAAACAAAAGAAAAGAAAGAATTAGAAGAATCTGTTAAAAAAAATATAGAAGAACAAGTAGAAACTTGGGGGAAACTTGATACGGCAACAAAAAAACAAATTAATTCTCAAAAAGATGGACAAATTTTAACAGCCGCATTTACAAAAGAAATTATCGATTTAGAAAAAAATCGTAAAACATTAACTGGTAAAGAATTAGAAGCAAATAATGAAAAACTTCAATTTTTTAAAGAACAACAAGAAGCATATTTACAAAGTATAAAAAGTCAAGTTGATTCTGGTTCAAAATTAACAGCAGAAGAAAAAGAACGTGCAGAATTAGAAAAGAAAATAGTAGGGTGGAGTAGAGAACAACAAGCGTTAGCAAGAATAAATTTAATTACGGAACAACAACTAACGAAGAACGAAGAACGAAGAAATAAACTTCAAGAACATTTTTCTGAATTACAAGCAGATTTACCATCTGAACTCGGAGAAATGGTGCAAAAAGCACAAAAATTTGGAGATGCACTTAAAGGTGCTTCGGCTTTTTTACTTCCTTTTGCATTATTAGGTGCTGCGGCAGAAGTGTTTGTTGAATTAGATAAATCGGCTCAAAAATTTAGAGAAGATACTGGTATGACCAGAACTATGATGGCAGAGCTTGGAGAACATGTTCATGATATTGAAAAAGATTTTCAACAAATGGGATTAGATGCTTCAAAAGCATTTTCTGTTGCAAACCAATTAGGAAACGTGTTTAGTGATACCTCTGCAACTTTAGATAAAGGAGTTTTAACTGCATTAACGTCTGTAACTGAAGCAACTGGTCTTTCGGCTGAAAATGCAGCAAAAGTACAAGGGGTATTTGAACAAGTTGGACATTTAAGTGCTGCTACCGCTGCAAGTCTTCAACAACAGGTTACTGATTTGGCTGTTGCAAATAAAGTATCACCTCGAGAAACTTTGGAACAAATTGCAGACAGTGCAGCAACTACTTCTAAATTTTTCCATGGAGATATACAATTATTGGCTAAACAAGCAATTGAAGCTAGAAAATTAGGTGTAACTTTAGATGACCTTGCAAAAACCGCAGAACATCTTTTAAACTTTGAAGAAGGTATTGAAAAAGAATTAGTTGCTTCAACATTTGTTGGTGGGCAATTTAATCTTAATAGAGCAAGAGCTTTGGCAATGGAAGGAAAACTTGCAGAAGCTACCGAAGAAACATTAAATCAAATTCAAAGAAGTGGTGATTTTACTAAACAAAGTTATTTTACACAAAAAGCATTAGCAGAAGCAGCGGGTATGACTGTTGAAGAAGTTAATAGAGAAATTGGAATTAGAAATAAATTATCTCATTTATCAAAAGAAGAAAGAGAAGCTGCAATGAAAGCTAAAGAATTAGGATTGGATATTAGTAAAATAAAAGATGGTGATTTAAAAGGAAAAACGGAAGAGTTCTTAAAACAAAATAAAATTAATGGTCAAGTTACTGAAATGGGTAATACCTTTAAAGCGATAGTTGTACAAGTTGGAAGTGTATTCTTGCCAATAATGCAAAAATTGGGTGATGTGTTTGGATTTCTTGCAGAACATATGGGAATTGTAAAAGGTTTGTTAATAGCAGCGGGTGTTTATGCAACCGCTATTGCTATTCAATCAGCTCTTGCCGCAAAACAAACAGCAGTAAGAGCAGCATTGGAACAAGATATATTGATAATGCAAGCAAGGAATTTAGGATTAAAAACTGAGGGCTTATTATTATCAACGGAAGAAGCAGAAGTAAGTGCAGCTAGTTCGGCTGCAAAAATATTTGGTGGTTTGGCTAGTACTGGTGGTCTTATTGGTTTATTAGCAGCGGGTGGTATAATAGGAGCTATGTTTTCATCAATGAATAGTGCTAAATCAGAAGTAAAACCAACAGGAGATTTTGAATTAGCAAGTGGAGATAATTCTCCAGTACTTATGGCAAAAGGACAAGCATATCAATTTGATAAATCAGATGATATAATAGCTAGACCAGGATTATCAAACGCTTTAGCAAATGGTGGTAATAGTGGTGGTAATGGAATATCGGTATTATCAAGTAAAATGGATAAAATGGTATCAGCTTTGATGAATCAAAATACTAATTTATACGTTGATGGGCACAAAATGAATACGGTACAAGCACAAGCAGTTTCAAAAACAACAAGAAACTTTTTTCAATTAGGAGGAGTACAATAAACATAATAGAAAATGCCATCATTAGAAGAATTATTTAAAACAAAAAAATTAGCTAACGGTAAAACCGCAGAGCAAACCTATGCTGTTCAAAATAGTAAAGATATTGAAATGTCTAAAAATGGGTTTGGTAGTGGTGCATTTAAATTATGGAATCAAAATAGAAAAAAGAATGGTGTATTAGGTAGTGAAACATTAATTGAAGAAGAAACAACTGGATTAAGAGTTTTAAACACATTATCATCACCAACTTTATATGGATTTGATAATTTAAGATTAACCACTCAAACTACCGAATTGAAAGATGTTATGGTAGAAGCGGCTAGAAACAATAAAAACGGTGCATTTAATGGTGGTTTATTGGGTGGTGTTTTAAAAACGGTAAACAAATTAAAAGATACCGTTGGTTCTGTATTAGGAGTACCACAATCGATTATACCAACTAAATTAGTATTAAATAATGAATTTAGTATTGGTGGATTTGGAGACAAATTACAAAACTCAGTTTTAGATACACCTGTAACATTATCAAAAATAAAAAATAAAGCAGCTGGTGGTATATTTGGAAAAATATTAAAAGCTGGTATTAGTGGAAAACCTGAAGATTTTGGAAAAAACATATTAGGAGGTGCCGTTGATGCCGGTAAAACCGCTCTTAAAAATATTTTATTAGGTAGTAGAAAAGAAGGAATGAATATAGCAGCTAAAGAAAGTAATACATCAGCTGTATTTGTACATAGAAAATCATTTACATTAAATTATAGAGAAGCTGGTGATAATCTTTTATCGTTTGGTAGTCTTTTAATTTTAAGAAACTGGCAAACTTCAAATAAAGCACCATATACATCTACAATAGACCCTTCAAATCCAACTGAAACAGATAGGCATGATTTATCTTCAGCACTTATTAGTATTGATACTTACAATGATAATAGATTTCCTGAAAGAACTGTAATAGAAAAAAGAAAACAATTAAAATATTCAACAAATTGGGAAGATAGATATGTTAAAAAATTACAATTAACTGAAATGGCGTTGGGGAATAATCCATCGGTACAAGATTGGAAAGATGCACCAACAAGAGGTGGATATACTCATAGAATTAATAGAGATACACCATATGAGAGCCAAAACGGTGAAGGATATAAAATTGGAAATGATTGGACATTGGATGATTATGATTATATTCCATTACGATTCTTTTCAGTAGCTAAAAAAACTGCAGCTAATTTTATAGGAACTATAACTGGACTTATTGAGACATTTTCTCCAACATGGGATTCTCAAAAAATGATAGGTAATCCATTTAATTTTTATACATATAATAATGTAGAAAGAACGGCTCAATTTAATTTTAAAGTATATGCATTATCTCCAGCAGAATTAAAAACCAATTGGGAAAGATTGCAATTTTTATCTGGTTTAGTATATCCACAGGATTACACTACTTCAGGAGGAGTTGTTCCTCCATTTTTAAAAGTAACAATAGGTAATTTGTATGTAAATAAAGAATGTTTTATTGAATCATTAATTTATACAATTGATGATAATTATAACTGGGAAATTGGAATAGATGCTGATACAAAACAATACAAATTACCAAAAATAGTAGATGTTGCGGTAACGCTTAAATTTGTTGAACAAAAAGGAAATACATACCAAAAAAGAAAGTATGGATTTGGTGAAACTACATTGAGTGTTCCAAATCAAGTTGAAAAAGATAATTCATTAAATGCAGATGGATATTTTCTTTCTCCAAATGCACAACCAGGAGGAACATCAAATGGTAAAGGTGCTTCAAATACTGGTAAAGATGGTAAAAAATCAAATAGTGGAAAAGACGGTGTAAAAAATGATTTACCTAAAAAAGAAGATGCGGGAAAAGAAGCTAAACCACAAGTAAATACAAATAATAATTCTTCTGCTCCAAAAATTAAATCACCAAATCCATATACATATCAACAACCATCAAAATATATTGCAGCACCAACTGGGACGAATTTTTTAAAATCTAATTTAAATAATGGATTTAAATTGGGTGGTGGATTAAACTTTGGAAAATAATAAAATATTATGATAAGTAGATATCAAAATAATATGATTAAAAAAACAACTGATGGTAGATTGGTATATAAAACAAAAATATATCCAAATATACCATTAAGAGATGATGATGTGTATGTAGCAACTGAAACAGGTGACAGATTGGATACTTTAGCATATCAATATTACAATGATTCATCTTATTGGTGGGTAATAGCATCTGCAAATAATATACACACCGCTCCTTTAGGATTAAAAGAAGGTACAATTTTAAGAATACCAAATAATTATTTAGGAATAATAAGAAACTTTATACAATAAAAATATGTTCCCATCATTAACAAATATAGACCGTTCTATTTATTTAAATCTGCAAAATAAAAAAAGACAAAATAATCAAGCATCAAAGCTTAATACATTTGTAAGAGTATTTTCAGGTGCAGTGGTTAATGGACAAAACGGTTTAATAATAACATCAAACAATGATTTACAAATGTTTGAAGCAGCTGGTGAGTCCATATATGGTAATGAAAGAATGACAGGTGTCTTAGGAAGAACTTTTGATGGAAAATTAGTTTTAGGTGGTGCGGATAGAGGATTAAGACCAAGTCCAGTAGTTGTTGGATTTAATGTTAAAGAAGGAAAAGACCAAATTTCTAGAGAAGCAACTTTAACAATAAATTGTTTTTCATTAGAACAATTGGAAATGATGCAAGATTATTTTTTACAACCGGGTTATTCTCTAGCAGTTGAATTTGGTTGGAATACGGATGCAGCAGGAACTTCTTTGATTCCAACAACAACATCCGAAGGAAAAAGTATTGGTGCAACTTCTATTGTAAATAATATTGCAAAAAGAAATTTAGATTATAATGATTTACATAATTGGAGAGTAAATTCTCACGGTGATTGGGATTGTTTTTTAGGATTTATTGTTGGTGGTAGTATATCTAATGAAGGAGAAACTTACGTTATGGAAGTAAAATTAAGAGGAGCACCTGGTTTACCAACATTTTTACAATCACATAAACAAATAACACAAATAGATAAAGCAACTGGAAAAGTAACTGATACACAATCAGATACATCAAAATATGGACCAGCTGAGCTCGGAAAAGATGAAACGGTTGCAGAAAAAAGAAGGTTTAAAAAAATGTTTAATTCATTACCTGCACAAAAAATATTAAAAATTGTAAAAAATATTATTGATGATTCTACTTTTAAAATAGTTAAAGAAGATTTTATAAATATGGATGAAGTAGTAGATGAAGCTTTAAAAATTACCGAATGGAAATATGCTACAACAAATACTATACCAGAAACTTCATTTAAAAAAGATAAATTAAAATCCGAACAAAAATATATTTCTATGCGATTAGCTATGGAAATATTAAATAGAAATGGTAGTTTAGATGCATATAAAATTGGTGATAAGCAGGTAAATGTAAAAATTGATATACAAAATGCTAGAATAGGTGCATTTCCATATATGTATTCAACTAACAAAAGTGCTTTAGCTATTGCTGGTGTTATACCAAATTTTGGAGCTTTATTTTTTGGTGGAGCTAGTTATGAATTTAGAGCAGATGGAACTATAATAACTACTAATCCTGATAAGACTACCCAAGAATATAAACCAATATATAGAGCTGTAAATGGTACAACTGTTGAATTTGTACAATATGATGATATTAAAAAAGATTTATCAAAAGGTATTTTATTTAATGAAAATGGTGGATATTGGGGATTCTTAAAAAATCTTTATGTAAATTTTGATATGTTTTGTGAAAAAATAACACAACCAAATAAAAATATTAGAGAAGTTTTATTAGATATTTTAAATGAAATGACAGGAGCTGTAAATTCATTTTGGTTTTTTCAAATAGTTGAAGATGATTCTGATGTAAAAAATGGTAATGTAAAATTAACAGTAATTGATGAAAACTGGGTTGGAAATTTAGGAGATGGTGATACTCAAATTGCAAGATTTAAACATTCCGGTACAAACTCTCCTTTTTTAGAAGCAAATCTTGATTTATCATTGACAGGTGAATTAGTAAATTATTTAGTTTGTAGAAGATTACAATTGGCAACAAATCCTGATGAAAGATATACAAATGTAAGTGATGCATCATTTTTTAAAAAAACAAGAGACCTATTTGTAAGTGGAGTTGTAATTAACGGACAAGATAAAATTTATGCAGAATCCGGAAAAGATGCAGCGGGAAATGATATTAAAGATGATAAAGATAAAGATAAAGAAAATGCAGTAGCAACAACAATTGACGGAGTTGATTATTCAAACGTAACAGTAGTAGAAGAAGACCAAACAAAAAACCGAGATATTGCAAGTATCTTTGTAAAAAAATATATGTATGATGGAAAAGTAATAGCAACTGTACAAACAATTGTAGATGGGGCTGGTGGTACAAAGATAATAACCAGTGATGATAAAATAGTTGCTAATTATGATAAAATTCAAAACGATATAAAACAAAAACAAAATAGTAATGCAACGGTATATTTAGAAAAAATAGATATAGTATCTGACCCAATGGTAGATGTTACCGAACCTGTAATTGGAGCAACTGAAGATATTGGTAATTTTAATTATTATTATAGAGTTTATTGTTATGATGATACTTCCTATTTAGATGTACTTAAACAAAATGCATTTTCTGATAAAAGTGGATTATCACATCCTTTACCAATCAAATACACTTTTAAAGTTTTAGGTACTTCTGGTTTAAGAAGAGGGGATATGTTTGTAATAGACGGAATTCCAAAACAATATACTGATAATGGAATTTTTCAAATAACAAATGTAGAACACACATTGGGGGCAATGAATTGGTACACCAGCGTTACAGGTGATTACAGAGTAAGTCAAGGTAGTACAAAAACTGCTACTATTAAACCAAAAACTGCGGAAGAAATTAATGCAGATTTTATAAATGTATTAAAAACATCATCAGTTACAGGATATCCATTCCTACAGTCTAACAATTTGTTTACAAATCAATTTCAAAGTTTTCAACCAGGAGGACAAATTTTTACTAATCCAAAATAATTTATTTAATTATGATTTCTGTAACAAGATACAATACGGTAAATAAAAATAATAAAGATGCGTTTCGTAGTAAAAAAATAATTACACACGTCCCATCACCAACCGATGAAGATTATGCTATTGGATATATAACAAGATATTTTGTTCAAAAAGTAAATGATATAAATTCTTTTATATATGAAGTATCTACTGATTCTATATCGTTGTATATAGCTTCACCTTTATATATTTGGGCAGAGTTAGATTGGAAAATATCTGGTGATAACCAATCAATAATGGATGCAAATAAAAAATCATTAAATTTTGTATCAAAAAAGATGCAAAAAATAAGTTTGTATCTTCCAAATCTTTTACAATTTTCTAAATAATTTGGTAGATTCAAATTAATTTAGTATATTTACATAATTATATGGGGATGCCATGGAATTGATTGCAATGAGAATGGTAGTACCACACGTAGAGAGATGTGCTAGAGCTCTTTAAATCTGTACAAAACAATAACTGACGAAATGTCAACTATGACC